GCTGCGTCAGTGCTGTGGTGCCTGCACTGTCCTGATAGCCGCCTGTGACGCTCGGCTCAAGCCATAGGCTTGGGGACATGGCGGCGATCTGCTGGGCCAGCGTCAGCGATCGCCCGCCAGCCGGGGAACCGAGCTTTCCGAAGGTGCTGAATGCGCCGAACATGGTGGTGCTTACGCCTGGATGACCGACACCTTGTCGCCGGGTTTGACGCCACAGTAGTAATCCTGCCCGGCGGTGAGCGGCTTCATCTGGTTGGTGGCCGTTGGCGTGGGTCCGATCGAGATGTGGCAGTCTGCCTTGGCGTGCAGGCAGACAAAGCGCGTGGCGGCGTTGAACGCCTGGCCCTGCGCAGCCGTGGCGCCGATGGCGACCACGTAGTCTGCAACCGGGGGCATTCTTGGGATCTGCGCGGATTCCTGCGCGTGGCCCACGCCAGCCGCGTTTTGCATCGTGCTGTGTTCAGTGATGTGGAGGTTTGCCATTTTTCAGCCTTTGGGTGGTTTCTGGGGTGGGGTGGTGGGGCGCCGCTTTATGCGCCGGCATTCGGGTCGTCGTAGGCCAGCGAGGCCGCGCCATCCGCCGGCACCGCTGCCGCGTTGTCCGGGATGCCTGCAGCCTCCTTCTCGGCGCGCCAGCGCTTTTGCTGCTCCAGCGTGTCGCCAGGGTTGCCGCCACGGCGGCGGATCACCTCGGGGCCGCTCACGTAGCAGCGGTCTTCCAGCTCGCCCCAGGCCTTGGCTTCTTTCAGCGGGTCAATCCACGGCATGGCCGGCGGCATGTAGGCGGCGTCGTCCAGGGTGTCGGCGCGCACGCCGGCGGGCACCTTCAGCAGGCCGGCGGCGATGGCCGTGGCGATGAACTGCTCATACACCGGCTGCACAATCCGCCCGATGAACTCATTGGCCAGCGTGCCGTAGATGGCGTAACCCTCCACCAGCTCCTGGCGCTGCGCGCTGTAGGTGCCGTCGTAGGTGCGGGCGATGCTGCTGAAGGTCGGCCCGGCGCCCGCGGCAATGGCCTTGAGCTGGCCGCTGCGGTACGTCTCCAGATTCGGGTTCGGCCGGTTGGTGTCGATGGTGCCGATCTCTTCGCCCGGGCGCAGGTCGTCGAAGATCATGCCGGGTCGCATCTTCATGGCCCGGCTGGTCTCGCCATCCGCCGGCGCGGCGTAATCGTCCGGGCTGCCCTTCTTGATGAACGCGGCCATCGATGCGGCGATCTTGGCTGCCACGCGCTCGCTTTCCTCGTAATCCTTCAGGTCGTCGAAGCGGTTCAGCACGCTGGCAAACACGCTCACGCCGCGCATCTGGCGGATGCGGTGCACGTTCTTCAGGTGCAGCATGTTGGCCGCCGGGATGCGCTTGGTCTGCCCCGCGGCGTACAGCGTTCCCAGGTTGGCCGGGTCGCTCTTGTAGACGTGGTAGCCGGTGGGCGCGCCCCAGGCGTTCACCTCGATGCCCTGCACCACCTGCAGCGGCGCGCTGGCGTTCAGGTCCATCGGCACCATGTCGGCTTCCAGCATCTCGATGCTGAACGGCACCTTGGTGCGGTGGTCCAGCGTGGCCAGGGTGCCGGCCACCAGCTGGCTGAAGACTTCGCCGTCGCGCATCCAGCTGCGGCACAGCAGGCGCTGGGCGCTGGCCCAGTTGTGCTGGCGCGTCACCTCCGGGGCGGTGCACCAGTCTTTCCACAGCTCCAGGATCTGCTTGGCCAGCGCGTCGTCGATGGTGCCGTCGGCGCGGCGTGGCTGCGGCTCGATGCCGATGCCGGTGGGGCCCACGATGTTGTTCACCAGCGTGTTGAGCACGCCCAGCGCCAGGTCATAGTTCTGCTCCAGGTGGCGGGCGATCTGGCGCAGGCTGCCACCGGCACGCAGCACCGCGTCATTGGCGCTGCCGGTCTCGCGGCGGTTCTTGTGCAGGCGGCTGGGCACCGCGGCCTCAAAATAGGCCAGCACGCGGCGCGCGTGGGCGCGTTTCACGCCAGCGGCGGGCGAGATCCACGCGACGATGCGGTCCGCCAGCGTAGGCGCCGCCGGGTTTGTGGCGCTGGCGCCTTTGCTGGGTTTGGCCATGGGTGGGTCAGTCCGAGAAGTCGGCCAGCTGGTGGCGCGGGTAGGGGCGCGGCGTGGCGCTCGATGTGGACGCAATCTCTGCGCGGATCGCCTGGCGCGCCTGCATCAGTTCGTCCATGGTGCGCAGCGTCACTTGTTTGCCGTCGGCGGTGCGCACCGTCAGCTCGCCCGAGGCGATAGCGGCATCAATGGCCGCGAGGTCGGTGGTGGTGAATGCCATGGGGCAAGGGTGCCCGGTGTGTTGTGCAAAATCTTAAATTTGTGCACGATCTGGCGCGCCTGCGGGTGGGCAGCTGCGGCCTGCTACAGATACCCGATAAAGTTGTAAGCCGACGCGGGCGGCAAAGACTCCCCGACAAGGCCGTCGCCGGCAATGGCAGATTCACCGATGCCGTCGATGAACTGGTCTGTGTCCACGCTCAGCACGTAGAAATAGTGATCCGTCGCGCCGTACATGCTGCACAGCGGATCAAATTGGCGATCAACGTCTGCAAGCAGCCGATACCCACCGAACACAAGCGCCGCCGTCGTGTCATCACGGTCGGTCACGAAGACCCCCGCCGGCAGCGCAACATGGGTGCGCGCCGCGATGAAGCTGTAGGAGTTATCCGGGTTATTGAAGACTGGCCGCGCCTGCTCGTGGATCGCATAACCGTCGCGCACCAGTGGGCTGCAGACGCCATAAGCCGATGCGGTCAAGTAGTTCGTCCCAGCCGTAGCGATGGTGTCATAACAATTTTCCCACCCGGTCAGCATCGTCAGCTTGTCGCTGAAGGCGGTGGAAATTTGCGGTTGTATGAATGCGTCCCTGGCCGCCGAATAGGCGTGCCACTGAACATCCACCTTATGCAGGTCGCTGCCGATGTGGCAGACAAAAACCGTGGTGTTGATGTCCTCCGTGACATCAAGGCCCGATACCGTCTGGCGCGGCAAATCCACCTCTCCACCGTCGAAGGAAAAGGCGACGATTTTCTCCTCAAGCAATGGGGCTTCCTCGAATTCGCCGTAAAGCGTCGCCAGGCGGTGTACCAGCCGGCCCTCACTGACAAGCTCCAGGGTTGCCGACGACTGGCTCAGGGATAGCTTGAAGTGGCAGCCCATGACGTGGCTGTCTTCATTTGTGTACCAGCAGGTATTGTGGGCCTCGCTGCCGGCTGCGTTAAACGACCATCCCATGCTGGCTGTGTAGGGCGTCTTGTTAAACACCTCTGACATTTCGGCGGCCGTCAGCAGTCGCACCACGGTGCCATTGGCCAGCGCCGCGGTCAGGGCGGCGCCGGACGGCATGGCGGCGCCCGTTGGCACCCCGCCAAAGTCAGCCACCGCATGGGCCACCGCATCGACCGGCGACGATGCGCTGACGGCGATTACCGGCAGTCGCATCACCATCACCCCGTTGATCGCACTGATCTCCACCAGCCAGGGCCTGCCATCTGATCCTGTCAGCACGCCGTGGCAGATGGCCCATGTGCTGGCGTAGTTCACCACGACGCCACGCCCGAGCAGAATCTGCACCACGCGGGCCATCTGCCCGCTGTACATGCTTGGAAATACCTGCGAATACTGGTTCTTGGCCTTTGCCAGCGCGGGCTCGTCGGAGAATGTGTAAGGGCTTTTCCCCGGGTCAGAGCGCAGCGGATATTGCCAGGCGTTGACGGTGGGCTTATAGGCCCGCAACACGGCCAGCGCGGGGGGGCCTGGCAGCGTAACGATGCTGCCGCCCTTGGTCACGCCGCTGAGCACAAAGGCGCACTCCCTGGGGTGATCCACAAAGCCGATGACTATCGGGCCGGCCCAGTCCTGCCCGGCAAACTCCACGATCACTGCGTCGCCCACATTGAATACGGCGGCGTGGCAATCCATGTACTGGATCGGCACGGCGCTCAGGGTCTCGGCCTGGTTCACGTCCAGGCGCTGCGCGCTCGACAGCGCCGCAGCCAGTTGCACGGTGCAGGTGTTCGCCCCGGCGTCCAGCACGGTGATGGTTCCGCGCCGGTATGTGGGCAGGAACTTTTGCCACCCTGGCAGCACGGCGGCGTTCCAGAACACTTGCTCCGGGCTTTGTATCTCGCGCGCAGTCAGCACGCCGTCGGATGCGTCAGGCGCCAAGGCTCCGGGGTAGATCAGGATCAGGCCAGATTCACCCGGCACTTCCAGCGTGGCCACGGGCCCGGAGGCGTCCACGGTGAAATCAGCGCACCAGGCGGGGCGCTGCTCGATGATTTCCAGCGCCAGAAGGGCGGCGCGGTCCAGTGTGGCCTGCTTGATTTCCAGTTCTGTGTGAGCCAATGCGTTTTGGGCCTGGGCCAGCAAAAGCTGCTGTTTGATGATCTTGGCGGTCAGTGTGTCAAGATTCTTGCGGATGCCTTCGGTCAGGGCGGGCACGGGCACGATCAGTTCCATGGCCGCGCGGTACGCCTCTATCAGCGGCGTCACCTGGGCCTGCAACGAATCAAGCCCGGCCTGAAAGCCATCCACCTCGCTCTGCTGCGCGGCCTT